CGTTGATTGAAATGAATGTAACTAAAACTCTCTATAATTTCCATAAAATAACGATGGATTCACTAGTAACTCTAACCTTGCTTATCAAGGCGCGTGCTATGGCTTTCTGCTGATCGTAATCAAGCGTGAAGATGTCCTTGGTGTCAAGCACCCGTCTAATATCTTTCTTTCGCTCTACAGCTTTGAGAGAGGTGTCAGCGTCTAGCTCTTTTTCAAGTGCTGACCTTTCTGCCATGAAGTCGCTTGACCGTTTTTGCAATTCTTCCAATGAAATTCTATCGTCAATGTATAGATCATTAAGCCTGCTAATTTTAGCGGTCAGATTGTCAATCTGTTTCTGGTAGCTAGCCCGGTCTATCGTCTCTTTGTCAGTGTTTGAAAATAGCTTGTCGATATAGTCTGAATCGGTTTGCAGTTTACTGATTTCGGTCAAGACAAAGTGCTCGATATCGTCCTTGAAATAGAAACCAGAATCACATTTCGCATTGTTGTTGTAAACAGTCACGCCCTTGGTCTTCCTTGGGTGTCGCTGCTTACACTCGTATTTGACTAAGCGTGTGCCGTCTTTCCTTATCATGCCTAACTTAATAGCAAGCGGGGCTGAACAGTAGCCGCATTGAGCTATGCCAGAAAGCATGTATTTTGCTTGAAACGGTCTGGGGTTGAAACGCTGGGCGGCTGTTCTTTGTCTTGTTTTGATTTCCTCTTGCGTTTTGTTGAAATCTTCCTCGGAAATAATAGGTTCATGAGCACCGGGGAATATCTGACCCTTAAATTGATTATATCCACAATATACCGGATTTGAGAGGATAACCCTTACTGTTCTATAGCTCCACTCTTTATCTTGCCCGTATTGCTCATTGAGGGCGTCTCTGAGCTTGGTTATAGACATCCCTGATAAATACCACTCGAACATTTTTCGGACGATTAGGGCTTGATATGGATTGACCGAGAGCGTGCCAGTCTCTTTGATGTAATCGTAACCAAAAGATGTCTTTGCCCACTGCATAGACTTGCCGGACTTTGCCCGCCCTAGCTTGCCTAGCTGCATCCGTTCCTTGATTTGCTCCCTTTCAAGTTGGGCGAACACGCTGAGGAGCCCAATCATCGCCTTTCCGAAAGGTGTCGAGGTGTCGAAGTTTTCCAAAAGGCTGACAAACTCTATATCATTTTCCAGAAAAACATCTTCAATCAGATAGAGTGTATCTTTCTGACTACGGCTTAATCGGTCTAGCTTATACACTAGGACCGTATCAAACAGCTTTCTCTTTGCGTCTCTTATTAGCCGCTCAAGGGCAGGGCGTTCCGTGTTAGACCCAGAGAAACCACCGTCAGTATATATGTCATATATATTCCAGTCCTTAATATCGCAGTAACTTGTCAGCTTTGCCTTCTGCTCGTCAATTGAATACCCCTCATCAACCTGCGATGTAGTCGATACTCGGACATAGATAGCTACTTTATGTGTTGCCATTGTTTTTGTACCTCGTTTTTGATAAAATGGGTACAGAAAAAGACTTGTAAGACTGCTCTCAGTTTACACGATTTTTTCTGTGATGCATAAGCTCTACACTCGAAGTTTGGCGACGGTGAGTGTAGGGCTTTTTTTATTGTGATAATAATTTAGCTTTCTGTGCTTGAAATTCTTCCTCAGTTAGAACGCCATTATCAACTAATGATTTTAACTTAATCAATTCGTCAGCAACTAGATTCTGCGATAGTGGTTGACTGTTCTGGCTCACTTCTATCTGTGGTCTATATAGACTTTGTTTGTATGCTTCGGATGCACGTTTAATCTTGTCAGATAGGACTGGGACAGCAATCTTCGGGATGTTCTTGATATGTGCCCAAGATACCCCGTTCATCACCGAGATTTCACCTAAGAGAACCCCACTTTTAGACGATACCCCATTGACCATATCAAGAGGGATTTCAGAAGTCTGGACGCCGTAAATCATGCCTTTGTCAACAAACATAATGCGTTTTTGAGTTAAAACGATTAAGACAGTGTTGCCGTCATAAAATCCAGATGCGGCATATTGTATCACCTCGTCGTCTGATAGTAATTGCGGTAGGTAGTTAACCTCTTTTCGAGTGCCAAACATCTTAGGGACGCCGGCTTGCATTAATTGAGTTTGAACTGTTAATAAATTCATAACATTACCTCATCATTTTTAGATACTCATTTTTTACAAATGTCTCATCACAAATCGTGGTGAGATTATATTTTTCCATGAAGTGTAAGTAATTGAAATCATCCAGAGATTCATTTTTCAGCAATTCATGGATCATACTTCTATTAGCTTGAGCTTCGTATTTTTCACGCAATCGTTCATAGTCCTTAGAGTTGTGTTCTAGGTGCCCTAATTCGTGCAGAATGACCTTTAAACGAGTGTCGGGGGATAAATCCCCGTTGATGTATACAACCCTGTTTATCTGGTCAAGGAAGCCGTTTCGTGACCACTCGCTAGAACTGAACTCACAGATAGAGACATTGAACTGCTCAAGCAATTCACTTTCAGTCATAGCACCTCACTTTTCCTTGCTGCTCATATATCCCGCAATGATGCCACGGATGGCACGTTTATCATCATCCGTCAACGGTTTCCCGTCGAACATCATTGCATTAGCTATGATTTCGTCAATGTCAGTTGAAGTGGCATCTGTAGAGCTAGGTGTTACATTCAAGAATTGTTCCGTTGTCAAACCTAAAGCACTGGCGAAGTCGTCCGCTTTGTTCAGTGGGAACACTCGGCTCCCGGAAAGATATCTTGATAAGGTCGATTTTGAAACTCCTGCTTTATTAGCTAATTCAGACATCGACATAGAACTATTGTCTAAATAACCTTTTATCAGCGAAATAATTTCCTCGTTATTTCTCATGCGCTTTTTCCTTTTACTTAATAGTAAATACATTATACATCAGTTCCCAGAAATAAACAATACGTTCCCGAAAATAAACTTTTTTTATATTTTTTTTATTTTTTCGTTGACAAACGGGAACACATTAGATATACTATAATTGTTCTAAGGAACAAGTAATAAAAATCAAACAAACGGAGGTAATCTATGAAAGTTGATTTGCTTCGTGTGAGAGCTGAGCGAGTAGCGAAAGGTTATACTCAAGCACAAATGGCTGAACGAATGGGTTTGGCGCGTGACCAGTATAATAAAAGAGAGAATGGGAAAATCTCATTTTCTGCTGACGAACTTATCACACTAGCTAACCTTTTAGGGTACAGTAAGGATGAAATCGGTATTTTTTTTAAACAAACCGTTCCCGAAACGCAACAATAAATTAAGAAAGGACGTGCTATATGAACGAATTGATTAACGTATCATTAAACGAAAATCATGAGCCGGTTGTTTCTGGTAGACAGTTACATAAAGCTCTAGGTGTCAAGACCGCCTACAAAGATTGGTTCCCACGTATGACCGAATATGGTTTTACAGAGGGTGAAGACTTTAGCTCATTTTTGAGCAAAAGTACCGGAGGGCGACCAAGTCAAGACCACGTCTTAAAGCTAGACATGGCTAAAGAAATCGCAATGATTCAGCGGACAGACAAGGGCAAGGAAGTCCGAACTTACTTCATCCAAGTTGAGAAAGATTTCAATAGCCCAGAGAAAATCATGGCAAGAGCATTGCTCATGGCTGATAAGAAAATCAAGCTCTTGGAAAACGAAAACGAAAATCTCTTGATTGAGTTGGAAGAAGCGACTAAAAACGCTGATTACCTAGATTTGATTTTACAAACCAAGGACGGCTTGACAATCACCCAAATCGCTCAAGATTATGGAATGTCAGCTCGCAAAATGAACCAACTCTTGAAACGAGAGCGAATCCAACGCACTGTCAATGGTCAGTGGGTACTATATGCCAAATACCTTGCTAAAGGCTACGCAACAAGCCGAACATTTGATTATGTTGGTAAAGACGGCAAACCCCACAGCAATATGACAACAGTCTGGACGCAACTTGGGAGACGTTTTCTATACGAGCGTTTAAAAGCTATCGACATCCTGCCAATCATCGAACAAGAGGGTTGAGGATGTCACCTTGACGGCACTAGTGAACTAGCGGGGCATATCTGTTGAAAACGTAAGCAATACCATTAGCGTGAGACGATTTGATTTATAAGAACTCCTGAAAATAAATATTCGAAGTCCTCGCTAGTTATCTAGTGTCGTCAAGGCAACAAAAAAGGCTGACCCCTGCCAGAGTCAGACCCTAAGATATTGAAACAAGGTAATTATATCATGGAAAAACAAAAATGGGAACCAGTCATTATAAACATTATGGCAGACGGTTCAAAAGTTGATGATCTAACTAAGTACACGATACCAGCAGGGCATAGCTACTACGATATCGTGGCAAGCATTTACCAGAAAGGAGCATAACCGAATGAAGTATATCTTTCACTAACGATGAAAAAAACTATACGTGCATGAACAACGAGTTTTTGCAAGACGCCAGCTTGAGTTTACAAGCTAAGGGTTTAC